TACGAATGAAAGTTGAACCACCTGCTTACAAGCCAGAGGAGGTGGAGTTTTGCCAAGCCAGACCTGTGTGGACTGAGCGAGGTTACGTCTTGGTGCGCAACCCAGCTAAGGCCTTCAACACGGATTTTGCTGGGAATGCGACTCTTGGTAATAATGAATATTATCTGAGGTATTTAAGAGCGGTGGGTGCTTGCGGTATGTCTTTGGCGGCTGGCATACCTATTTACCAAGAGTTGTATTCCTGGGCTGTTAGGAACGGCAGAACCGGTAAGGTTAATTTACACAGGGCTGGTGCGTTGAGTTATCAAGCCAAAATCCAACAACAGGCCGGTCACCACGCGCGGTGGCTACCTGTCCATCCAATGACTCGCGAGAGTTTTGAGATGGCTTTTGGCATCAACGGGGCCGACCAGCTTTCCATGGAGGGGATCATTTCCAATATGGTCCTAGGCCGCCTCCCCACCCAACCTACATTCGAGGTGCACTCAGACCTATATAAATTACCCCTTTGTTACAAGCTGAACATTGCTGAGTGATGGCTAAGAAGAAGCAATCTCAGAAACCCAAAGTCAAGCGCAAGGCGCCAAGAGCGCCGCGCTCCATTGGGATGACTGCTTACCAGCGGTTGCTCCACAACCCATGCCAGGCGGAGGTTTTGTCCCCGTATGGTGGTGAGAAGGGGTTTGTCCAAAGGTTCGTGCAGGACCTTACTGTGAATGCAGTAGCTGGGCAGACTGCTGGTTACATCACGTATTCTCCATCTAACAACTCGTACGTTATTGTTAATGTTAATACAAGTGGCACTGCCGCGGCGCCTGGTGTTTTTGCTGGCCCGGGTGCTACGTATTTGGGAGCGAATGCTGCCAAAGTTCGTGGTATTGCCGCTTGTATTACCATTATCCCTGCTGCTACCAGTTACAACACGTTAACTGGTGAGATAGGGTGCTTTGCCACCTCGTCTAATACTTTGAGCGGTATCGGTGGGGCTACGTACGCGCCTGATGGCGTGCTGCAGTTATGTAACACGCGCACTGTGTTAGCCAAACGTGAGTATGAGGTCAAGTGGTTTCCCGGTTCCTTGGATCATACGTACGCTTCGGCTTCGGGTACATCCGGTACCTTTGTGACTACAGAGGATGCTGACGTCAACATGATTGGTTTCGTGTGGCGTGGGTATCCTTCTGGCACTCCACTCAATGTGCGTATTACTACTGTGGTTGAATGGACTCCTAAGCAGGCGTTGGGTATCGCCGGCACTTCCACTCCAGGCTACGGCATTAACCATGCTGACCAGGCCGCTGCATTGCACCAGGCCCACCCTGGTTGGTGGAATTCTTTGGCCCACAACATGATCGAGGATGCGTCTGCCGTGGCCCGCAATGTCGGGCGGCGTGGCATGGCCATGCTTGGTTCTGCTGCTGAACGTGCCATGGGATCTGGTTTGCAAGCTTTGGAACGCAATGTTATGCGTGTAGCCGGGAATGCCATGCCTTTGCTTCTTACTTTGTAGGCCTGCCAGGCTGTAAATGGTTGACGGAGCCCAGTCATTAAACCGGATTGTAGTTGCTGTGATAGTCGAGTACGTCTGGGAGAAACGGCGAGAACGTTGGGTGGATGGGTGACCACCTGAGTTTACAATCGAGCTTGGGGACCTGGACCGAAAGTGATTGATCAGTCT